TTATAGATGTAAAACTCTATCTCCTATTTCAGCAGTACGTCCTTTATTCCAGAAGTTTGTACCTATATATCCACAAGTTCTTCTCATAACCTGCATTTCGCTTTCATCTCTATTTCCACAAGATGGACAATACCACTCTAAGTTTTCATCAAGCTTTATTTCACCAGTATAACCACATTTATAACATATATCTGGCTTTGTATTTATTTCTGCATATTGAATATTATGATAAATAAAGTTTATTATTTGTTCAACAGCCTCTAAGTTTCTACTCATATCAGGAACTTCAATATAAGAAATACATCCTCCTAAACTTATATTATGAAATTGTGCTTCAAATTTAAGCTTTGAAAAAGCATCTATTTCTTCACATACATGAACATGATAAGAATTTGTATAATAAAGTTTATCTGTTACATGAGGTATTTCTCCAAATCTTTGTTTATCTAATCTACAGAATCTATAAATTAAGTTTTCTGCTGGAGTTCCATATAAACCAAATCCTAAACCTGTTTCTTCTTTCCATCTATCACAGGCTTCCTTCATATGATTCATAACTTCTAAAGCAAACTTTTCACCTTCTTTAGTAGTATGACTTACTCCAAGCATTGCATAAGTCATTTCACATATTCCAACATATCCTAAGGATAAAGTAGAATAACCATTTTCAAGAAGTTTATCTATCTTTTCACCCTTTTTTAATCTAGCTATAGCACCATGTTGCCAATGTATTGGTGATACATCAGATAATGTACCCATAAGCATATTATGTCTTACAAGTAAAGCTTCCTTACATAATTCTAATCTTTGGTCAAGCATATCCCAGAAAAGCTCCTTATCCCCATCTGCAATTATAGCTATTTGAGGAAGGTTTAAACTTACAACTCCTTGATTAAATCTTCCATACCACTTATAGTTTCCATTTTCATCTTTCCAAGGACTTAAATGACTTCTACAACCCATTGGAGGGAAAGTATTTCCTTCATAATTCATTCTCATAATTTTAGCAGATTGATAATCAGGAACTAATCTCTTAGCTGTACATTTAGCAGCAAGTTTTGTTATATAATCATACTTTCCTCCTTCAAGGCAATTATGTTCATCTAAAAGATATACAAGCTTTGGGAATGCCTCTCCAATTTCTTGACCCTTATAATTTTTCATTCCCTCTAATCTTTGTTTTATCATCTCTTCACATATTAAAGCCATTTCCTCTTCATATTCATGACCTTCCTCTATTTCAAGATAAATTGTTCCAAAAGGAGATTGACCATTTGTTGTTTGAAGAGTTGAAAGTTGATATCTTATTGTTTGAACACCATCTTTTAAATCCTTCATCTTCATATCATTAGCTAAATCTCTAGCTAATTCTTCATTATTATACTTCTCCTTATAAAACTTATAAAACTTATCATATGTAACCCTAAGATACTTTGCTAAATGCTTTATAGTAATACTTTGACCACCATATTGATTACTTGCAACCTGTGCCATAATTTGAGTTGTAACTGTACAAGCAGTTCCAAAAGACTTAGGAGTTTCAACAAGTTTATCATTTATTACAGTTCCATTATCAAGCATATCTTCAAGGTTTATTAAACAACAGTTAAATATTGGTGATAAAGTGTATAGCGATAGGTAAGACTTTGATATTATCTTCATCTTTTCCCCCGCTCCACACCGTACGTGAGACTTTCGTACTCATACGGCGTTCCATCAATATTATTGAAAACAATTTATTTAAACCAAATTGATTATGGCATTATCATTATTGGTTCTAGGTTTAACAACTTTCTAAGTTTATTTAAATATGCTTTATTAATTTTTCCTCCAAGATTTTTAATTAGTTTAATGTATTTTTGTATAATTTCTTTATTAGAGCTGTGAACTAATTTATGTGAATATTCATTTAACATAACTAAATTTATATATCTATCACTTCCACCACTTGCTTTTGTAACTTTGTGGTGAATTTCAAATCCATCACTTAATGGCAAATCTGTTAAAGGACATTTTCCATATTGTGCTGTATATAACCCTATAGCGTGTACTGCTACTAATGAATTAATCCATTTGTTATTACAATATCTTTCTATAAGTTGTTTTCCTTCTGAATTATCCCATGTTAGAGTTTTATACCAATACTTTATTAAATCCTCTCTTATATAAGGGCTTACTTTAGGATTCCTTTGTGATAATTTTTGTTGTTTTATTGCCCATATAGGAAATATAATACCACCAAAACTTGATTTAAATGTAACACCATTATATTCACTATAATGTTCTTTAATTAGCTTGCTAGTCTTTTTAGCTTCATCCATACTAATGCACTTTAAAATTCCATAATATTTTTTTAGTACATTAATCTTAGTATAATTTCTTAAATATACTTCATTTAAATCTTTACTAGGATAAGTACTTAACTTGCAATAATTTTGCCATTTAAGAATTTTCAAATTTAATCTATTAATAATCATTACTGAATCATTAGGATTTTTGACTATTAACTTAAGTGATTTCTTAAATTCTTTGCTCATTTCTCGAATTTTTTCTTTACTAACTCTAACTTGCAATATATATTTAGTTTTTGAACTTTTATTTTTAACATTTGTTCTACGCTTTTTTTGTTTTTTCTTAGTATTTATAATTTTTAATTCAAAACCTAAGAAATTGCTTTTACTTTTCTTTAAGTTAACAATTTTTGATTTTTCTTTATTTATTTCTAACTTTAATCTTTTTTCAATAAATTGTTTAACTCCATTAAACCATTTTATAGCTTCTTTATAATTTGGAGTAAATATTTTAAAATCATCAGCATATCTAATTAAATATCCTGTTTTAAGACTTTTCCATTTTCTAAAATATTTAATATTTCCTTTTACTTTCTTTTTAGGATTATAATTTGGATTTAAAATCTTCTTTTTATACTGCAATTCTTTTACAAATTCTTCTGGTGCTTTATTACTCTTACAATGCTTTTGAAACTCTTCCCATTGTCCTGCTACCCACTGGTCAATTTCATTAAGAACTATATTACTCAAAAAAGGAGATAATATACTTCCTTGTTGAAGACCCTTGGTTTGTATTATTCCATTAACAGGAGCTTTAATTATCTTTTTAATTAACATTAAAACTTTCTTATCTTTTACTCCTATGTTCCATATCTGTTTTATCAGTCTATTATGATGTACATTTTCAAAAAAATCTTTGATATCTATATCAACACAATATTCACATCTAGTATTTACAACTAAATGATGACAACGAGCAATAACTTCACCAATTTGCCTAGTTGGTCTAAATCCATAACTATGCTTATAAAATTTTCCTTCACAATAAGGCTCTAAAACTTGTTTTATCATTTGTTGAACCAACTTATCAATAGCATTATAAATTCCTACTGTTTTTAATTTGCTATTATTTTTATGAATAAAAACTTTTCGTATTCCTATAGTTTCATAATTGTCTATTAAATTACATACTAGTTTATGTAATTCTTCTGTGGAATACCTTTGTAAAAGTTCTGTAAAAGTTATTCCATCTATTCCACAAACTTCTGCACCAATATTTGATTTTATACATCTTATGGCTATTAACATATTTCTCTTATCCTTTATTATTGGTATAAGATTTTTAACATTAATATTTTTGCTACTTTTTAGATATAAATCTTCATATATCTTAGACATACCATAATAATCTGCTGATTTAAAGAATTGCATTCTTGTCAGATTTCTAGTATATTTGGGCTTCATATATTATCCACCCCTCTTTTTCTTAACTGATTTATACTATTTTTCTGAGTTTAATAATTTTGCCATATTTGTTTTCTTAATATTGACTTGGGGTCTTTGCTCCATTACTTATTATCATAATTTCATTGCTACTATACCCCTACTGCCACTCTCTTAAAAGAAACTTCAGTTAAACCATACCTTATATTCTACCATCACCTCTAACAAAGGTTATATAGATGTAGAGAGCTTCAAACGTTCCACATTACCTAGCTTATAATTGATTTAGGTGTCTCCTATTGCCCTGTAAGCTTGATATTCACCATAAGAATATATGGATTTTCGCCAAGACTATGAACTACTAATCCACACTTACTACCCATTACCCATTTGCAAAGAGTATGTATACCTTTCGATATACCCGATTTTAAGGACAGTACATTCAGAGATTCGTCAGTTATTTATTAATATTTAGTTAACATTCTCACCATGTCAATTGCCACCCGCACTATGCCTACCTAGTCACCTCTGACTTAGTTTTCCTCACCTTAATGTGTTAGGGTAGGTTTCACTCGACTTTACCCAGCTTTATACATATTTATTTGTTAGCTAAATATGCATATGGGAGGTTTTAGTGTAACCCCTTTGAACTTTATTGGTGTTCTCATTTGAGTTATCAGTAATGTAGTTAGAATAATTAATTATTCCTTCAAATCCCTTCAAGTTAAGCTACTTGAATTTCTTGAAAACGTTTCACACAGTCCATATCATGCCAATGGATTATACCTTCATCATGTGCTTGAACCATATAAGAAGGGATAAGTCTTCTTCTTGAAATGTCTTTTGATACTTCCCCTGCTATTAGATCTCTTTGAGTTGCAGCAATAACAGAGTTTTTATTAGAATTTTCCTTTAAGACATCTTCATTAGTTTTATGAATAAGACCTAAAATACTTTCATCTGTTGTATTTACATTTCTTTTAAATTCCTGTACAGCTCTATATCCTTCATAGGCTTTAGCTGTTACTGATTGACCATAATGAACTAATCTATCATATACATAACTTTCTATTTTATATATTGTTGGAACTTCTTCTGATGCTTTAAAAAACTTTTCTGCATCATTTGCAATTAGTCTTGCAATGTCTGGAAGATATATTCCACTTCCATTTTTCATAGCCTTAGTTATGGCCTCTCGTATTTTATTTTTATCAAATGGAACCTTACTTCCATCTCTTTTTATTACCTTCATATGTTTTCCTTCCTTACTTAAAAATATTACTGCTAATAATAATTATTAATTAATAATAATTAAATATTTACTAACATCCATTTCTTATTATACACAAAAAAAAAATTAAAAAAAGACTTTACAAAATTAAAAAAGTTATTTTTTAATAATCTATATATAGGACATGATTTTAAATGTAAATGTTTACTTGCACAAGATATGCTATATCTATACTATATGGCTCTCTTTAATTTTTTTATGAAATTTATTATATATTTTTATCATTTTTTCTTCAGTAGAATACTTATCTACCTCTTCTATAGGTATCCATTTTTCTTCACTATAATTCATATTTTTCACCTCAAAAAATTCAGCTAGAAAACACTTTTTCATTTTCTAGCTGAAATAATATGCTTTACCAAAATGGCTTTATTTCCTTAACAGTTCCCATTAAAAGTTTCATTACAAGAAGTAATAAAAGTATTCCTATAGCAAAAGAGGCAATACCTGCTAAAATCCATAAAAGTCCTCTTAATAACTTTGCCCCTATAGAATTTTTATCTTTAAGTTTCATTCTAACTCCTCCAAAAGTTTATATTAAATATAGTATAAATATAATACTTAAATAAAGTCAATTATTTTTATCCTCTTTATTTTCTAATAACTCTAAAAGCCTATTTACCTTATCTAAAAGTTCCTTTGTTAAATTTTCATCACTACTTTCCTCTTGAACTTCATTTTCCTCTTCAAAAAACTCCTCCCCTTCACTCCAATCTATAACATAATAAGAAAAAGATTTTTTACTAGGAATTTTATTAAGAACTGGAAGAGTATGTTCGTAAACTTCTTTAATTTCTTCCTCTTCTAATATTTTAAAACCTTCATTTTCTAATCTCTTTTTATCATCATCAGAAATATAATCAACCTTACAGCTTGTCTGCCCTTTCATGCTACAGTCTTCAATAAGTCCTACTAAATCCTCATCTATAAGCTCTCTTTGTCTTTTCATTGCCAAAGTAAACATTTCATCAGCCATAGTCATAGTTTTTCCCTCCTTATACTTCATAGTTTCTAATAACTTAATTATAATAGATATTTGTAAATATTTATATAATTTAAGTTTAAATTTTTAAAATGAAGATGGTGTAACATTTTGTATTAGAATAAATATCTTATTATAAGAAACACTAATTTTAGGAGTTTTTTATTTAATGAATAAAGAATATGCAAATTGTATAGATTGTGGTACAGAATTTTGCCCCTGTAAGCTTGCAGAAACAGGTGAATGCATATTATGCTCCCAACTTCAAGGAGAACACTTTTGTGATTGTTTAAATTGGAATGGAGTGTGTATATATCAAGAATTATATAATAATGGAATGAAAGCTAAAAAAGGACGAAGTACTTATTCTTGCAAAATAAAATACTTAAGAAAAGATAAGAAAATTATCCTTATAAAAATAGAAGTTCCTCATAAACTTGCCCTAGACCTTGTAAAGCCTGGAGGATATGTTTTTATAAGAACTGATGAGAATCAATTTTTTGATATTCCAATCTCTGTTATGGATTCTGATATATCAAGTAATATTCTTTCTCTTGTTATTGAAATAAGGGGAATAAAGACAAAAAAATTACTTGATATAAAAGAAAATGATATTTTAAAAATAAGAGCTCCTTATTGGAATGGAGTTTTTGGTCAAAAAAATATTGAAAGGCAAAAAAATAATAATGTATTAGTTCTTGGAAGAGGAATTGGAATGGCTCCTATGGTTCCTGTTATAAGAAAGCTTAAAAATAACAATAATAACGTAGATGTTTATATAGATAGGGGAAATTTTAAAGATAATTTTTCTAAAGAATATATAAGAAAGTATAATTGTGTTGAAAAAGAAACAAACCTTCTTAATAAAGGACTTCTTTCAGAAGAGGGAAAATTTATAATAAAAAACTCTATAGCTGATAAAAACATAAAACTAATTCATATAGCTGGTGCTGATGTGTTAACTTATAGAGTAATTGAATATTTAGATGAATTAAATAGAAAAGATATTCTTCTCTCCTGCTGTAATAATTTTAAAATGTGTTGTGGTGAAGGAATATGTGGTGCTTGTACAGCAAGATATGCAGGGCATAAAGTAAAAAGATTTTGTAAACTTCAAACAGAGCCAAGAAATATTTTTGAAGGGAGAAGGTTAATATGAAGGTAATTATAATTGGTGGAGGTTGGGCAGGTGTTTCTGCTGGAATAAGTGCAAAAAAAGCAGGTGCTGATGTTCATATATATGAAAAGACAGATTTACTTTTAGGCCTTGGAAATGTAGGTGGAATTATGAGAAATAATGGTCGCTACACTGCTTTAGAAGAGCTTAAGGTTTTAGGGGGCTATGAATTTGTAAATATAATAGATAGTTGCTGTAGGCATAAAGACATAGATTTTCCAGGACACAAACATGCAAGCCTTTATGATGTAAATAAAATAGAGGGAGTAATTAGAGATTATGTAAAAAGCTTAGGAATAAATATTCATATGGAAAGCAGAGTTTATGATGTTAATTTTGATGGCCATAAAATTAAAGGAATATATCTTTCTGATGAAACCTATGTAGAGGGAGATGTTTTTATAGAAACCACAGGAACAACAGGACCTATGGGAAATTGTCTTCGTTATGGTAATGGCTGTTCTATGTGCATTTTAAGATGTCCTGCCTTTGGTCCTAGAATAAGTATTAGTGAAAGATGTGGAGTTTCAGATATTCAAGGAGAAAGAGAAGGTGATGTTTTAGGAGCTTTTTCAGGCTCATGTAAACTTGCAAAAGAAAGTTTATCAGAAGATATTGTAAAAGAACTTAACGAAAAGGGAGTTGTTGTATTAAAAATTCCAAAAGAAGATATTAACTATAAAAAACTAGAGTCTAAGGTATGTCAACAATATGCCTTAAAAGAATTTGCAGAAAATGTAATCTTACTAGATACAGGCCATGCAAAGCTTATGACTACCTATTATCCCTTAGAAAAACTAAGAAAAATAAAAGGCTTAGAACATGCAAAATATGTAGACCCTTATGCAGGTAGCAAAGGAAATTCTATAAGATACCTATCTGTAGCACCTAGAACTGATGATATGAAAGTAAATGGAGTAGATAATTTATTCTGTGCTGGAGAAAAAAGTGGACTGTTTGTAGGCCACACAGAAGCTTACCACTCCAAACAACAATAAATTATAATGATTTATATTATTCTGATATGCCAGAAACAACTCTTGCTGAAAGATTTAAAAAAGCAAGAACACTATCTGGATTAACCCAAAGAGAATTAGCAGAAAAAGTAGGAATATCAAACTCAGCTGCCAATGAAATAGAAGCAGGGTATAGAAATACATTGAGAATTGACACTATAAAGAAACTCTTAACAGTTCTCGATGAAAACATACTGCTTGATGATTACCATAGATTTGTACTTTATGAACAAAAGAGTTTCATGAAAAACTTATTGAATAAGTATGGAATAACAAAATTGTGTGATAAGTTAAAATCCCATCACTCTTCTGTATATAGATGGATTAATGGGGAATACCAAATCACACGTGCTAAGTATGAAGTAATAAAACAATTCAAGTAACTTGGAACAATGGAAACAAGGAAACAAAAATTCTCTATATATGTATATACATGTATTAGGCGTATATGTGTATATACATATATACCTAATTATACTAATATATCTCTATATAATATTTTTGTTTCCATTGTTTCCAATAGCCTTTAACCCTTGATATTTTCTAGCTTTAAACCGGAAACAATATCGGAAACAAAACAAAAAATTATGTTTCCTTTGTTTCCATTACCTAAAATTGTAAAACAGATAGATAGCTAACATTAAAGATATGAATGATATTTATCACTATGTATGAAAATAGTATTTAAATCATATCATCTTGTTTTTCAAATATAATTGTTCTGCCTTTACCATAAACTTTCTTTATAAGTTCATCTTGTCCTATAATTTTTACTACATTAGCAATCTTTTGAGCATAGTCCTTTTCATTAAAATAATATATTGTTGTTTTTATTCCTTCTTTCATTAATATTTCATAAAATATATCTTTATCTGTTATATCTAATGAATGCCCAAATATGTAAACTTCTCCTATATCCGCTAACCAGTCTTTGTATTTACATCCAGTCTTCTTATAAATCCTTTGAAAATATTTTTTAAATTGGATAAAGTCAAGTTTATTATTTTTTCCTTCTGTAGGTAAGTATTCATCTATGCCCAATACCATATTGTTACTTTCACCCTCGGAAGCCTTTCCATGTATAAAATCATATTCTATAGCGGACTTTGCATATATTTTTTCATATGTATTTGTATAATTAAAACTTAATATTTTATCAAAATTTTTTTCCATATTAGGTGAATGCTTATTTATTTTTATTTTTTGAACATACTCAACAAGATATATCTCTAAACAACGAATAAGATTATCTAAATCAGTATTAAGTTTGTTTATTATTAATTCTTTATTTGATATTAGTTCTTCATTTTTATCATATAAATTAACAATTGTATTAAATTTACTTATAATTCTATTAAGCTCTAAATCTAAATTTTTAGTCTTTCTTTGATATTCAGAGTTTATAGTATATTCAATAAGTTCTTCTAAACTTTTTATTACTTTTGATATTTCTAATTCAAAATCAATCCAACCATCATTACCTAAAGTTTTCTTTTTAAAATATTTAATCCAACTATTCTCATAAGATAACTCAAGTAATCTTTTCCTTGTTTTTAATGACTTGCTATTAATTATTATTTCTTTTATTTCAGGGTGCAAATTTAAAGGTTCAATAACTATATCTTTTATAGCTTTTTCTAACTCAGTATTTTCTTTCGAGCCTAATATTTCAATCATTTTCATGAAATTCAAAAAATCAATATATTTTGTTGGAAGTTCATGTGCTAAATCAAAACCATTTCCTATAATCAACATTTTCTCCATGTTGCATTCCTCCCCCCTTTTTTTATTTATATTTCTATTATGCTAAACATAAAAATTTTGTCAACTAAAAGATAAAAAATAACGGGTAACAAATAGCCTAATTTACTTAATAAACGCAATAAACTTAACTATCTGCTACCCTTCTAAACTATAAACCTAATAAAGCTTTCCAAGTGTTTGGTCCTACTTCGCCATCTGCTGTAAGACCTTTTAATTTCTGATAAGCCACAACAGCATTGTAAGTATTAGTTCCAAATATTCCATCTTCTTTTAAATTAGCAATTCCATATGCTTTTAAAATTCTTTGAAGCAATTTAGTTATATTTCCTTTTGCTCCAAGCTTAAGTGTTGGGCATCCAGCTAATGTTTTAGATTCTCCTGTTTTAGCATCATATGTTAAACCATCTACAGGCTGATTAGAAAAGCCTTGTCTATTACATTCTGTCTGTAATTCTATGACCCAAGCTTTCCAGTTCCAAGATTTTAGATACTCACTCAACCAATCAACATTGTTGATAGAGCTATTAGATTTGTTAATAGAAGTATTGGCTTTATTTAATAGCATACCTTCATAAAAATCATTCATATCTATATAACCATTACTGCCCTTTATTATTGCCCTACTTGTATATTGAAAACCAACAACATTATATCCTGAAGCAGAATAAGAAACTTTTGTAATTCCATCATCTGGTCCATACTTAGCAATCCATAAAGGATATTTCTTGCACCTATCATCAAAATTACTTAAGAAACTTTCATAAGTATATAAAACTGGATAATATCCTAATACTTCTTTACATCTTTCCATAAATGTTACAACTTTGTCTGATTTATTTTGTATTTGTGGGTCTTCAAAATCTAATACTGGAATAATTTCATATGAATATTTTTTTAACTCTTCTAAAAAGCCATTGGCTTGGTCAAGTGCAGATGTCGATTTACTAAAATAATGATAAAAGCCTACTTTCATTCCAGCATTTTTACAACCTTTATAATGAATATCTCTATCTGGGTCAAAAAAAGTTACTCCTTCTTTTAGTTTTATTATTGCTATTTCAACTCCTGAAGCTTTCATATACTCATAGTTTAGCTTTGGATTATTATTGCTTATATCTATACCTTTCATTTTCATCATCCTTTCTTATATATAATAGAAAAAAAGAGTAAGAACTTGTCCTACTCCTTTGTTATATCTTTTTTATTTCCTTCTTTGAGTTGTACTAAAACATCTTTTAGTTTTGTTGGGAAAGGTACTCCTAATATTGTTGCATTTTCTAATATAGAAATACCTTCCATAGCAATATAAAAATATATTACTAAAGTTCTAAATATCCAGCCTTGACCTAATAATCTATCCAAAGCTACTGCTAATATAAGAATAATAATTATAGTAAATTTCTTTTTAAGACCTTTGAAACCTATATCTGAACTTAATTCTTTATTTTTAGTACCACACATAAGTCCTAAAATAAAATCTAATACCATACAAGTAATTAATATTTGTAACCCTGCTTCCCAGGAGCCAAACAACCATGTGCAGATTGTTCCTAGTATTGCTCCAAAACTACTAAACATATAATCTAATCTTCCCATTTTTCTCTACCTTCTTTCAATTTTTTTCCTCTCCTATAAAGCCTTTATTGCATAAGAAACTTTTAAACCTAATCTTTTATGCCCAGCTACATTTAGATGTGCTATATCTAAAAAGTAAGCAGCCTTATTTTCTGCTATATTGGGGTTTAAACCACTTAGTGTATAGATGTCTATATAAGGAACACTGTAATACATACATCTATCTATGATTGCATCTCTATAATCATTTAATATATGCCCCTTGCTATTTTGGGTATAATCATTATTCATATTAGTTTTTGAAAATTGTCTATGAAGTGGAGTAAAAAATACTATTGTTGCAGATGGATATTTTGCCATCAATCCTGGCATAAGTATATTTAATCCTCCATAAAAAGTAGTATTGTCAGTATCAGTTTTTTCTCCTATGCTAGTTGGGTGCATGCCATAGTCATTTGTTCCACCAAACACACAAACCAAGTCTGCATCATCGTCCATTTCTGCATATCTCTCTGCCATAGAGTTTTGTCCATTAGCTATTGTGGATCCTGAAATACCATATGTTTTTATTTCTCTTAACCCCAATTCTTCTTTAATTGTATAACAATATGTTTTTGTTCTGTCTGACAACCCATATCCATATGTCAAAGAGTCTCCCAAAAATACTCCTTTTTTGCCATTCCATTGATTTGTTGAACTTCCCATACTTCCTACTTTTTCTTCTAACTCGTTCACATCATCTCTAAGCGAAATTTGTAATATTCTAGGATTATTAAATATAATATTTTGTGCTAAATTACTATATATAGAAGGAATTATCAAAAATCCAAACTTGCTTATGGTCCAATTTAAAACATTACTATAGTTGTCCTTTTCTATACTGAACCAATTAGCCCCATTTTTTTCAAAAACATATCCTGTGCTTGTTGCTTCCGCTATAATTTCATCTCCACTTGCACAAGCTTCTATACTTAGCGTTTTTTTAAATTTTACAGTTCCATCTAAATTATAATCTGCTATGCATCCAATGTAATTTGCATTAGTGTGCTTTAAGCAGATCGTAGTAAATGCTCCATTTTCAGTAGTTCCCAAAACTATATAATTTGTATCTAAAATATTAAATTTAATTTTATTTCCTTTTAAGATAGCAATATTATATGCGTTCGTTGGAACAGTAGAATTTAGTACATTGTCATTTATAATGATTTCTCCTGCATAATTAAGAACAAAATCGTTTGCTGTTGCTACCTTTTCTTCATAAGTTTCCTTTTCTTCATATATCTCATTGCTAATAGAATTTGCTAATGCTTCAAGGAGGCTTATTTTTGCTGAATTACTAGATATTTGATCTACATTATAATCAAGTATTTTTATATTGCTTGCTAGATTACTCCCTTTATCTTTCACAAGAAAGAAACCTAACTTACTATTTTCCCATCCTGTAACAGAAGAATAATTAGATTTGTTTAGCTCTAAAACTAAATTGCCATTTTGGTATATCTTATATCCTTCTTCGATTTTCTCTACTCTTACTTTATCTCCTTGACTGAAAGATTTAGTAATAAGATTATCTGCTCTCACAACATAGCTATTTGAAGTCCAGTCCATCAATCTTCCTAATGCTTCGCCTACAGTAGATATATTCAATGTTGTAAAAGTTTTTGATCCAACCCCAAGCAGAATGTATTTAGTATCCTCCAATGTGAATTCCAATACATCGGAATCACAGGCAATATAAGAATATTGATTTGTTTCTCCTGTTACAGAAAGGATATTATTATTTATATTTACTGTCCCTTCTCCAATAAAATCAGTATTTTTAGCTGTTCTTATTTCTTCTATGAATATTGATGAAAGAGTCTTTTTTATACTTTCCTTCATTTTGCTTAAATTTATGCCTAAGGAAATGTTTCCCTGTCTGGCAAGAACAACTTCTGAATTAGTTGCAGATTCATTTCCATTTGTTACATTAGCTACTATTGCTTCAGCTTGTTTTTTTATTTCTGCAATTTTGCCATCAATAGTACCTGATAATTCTAATAATTCTGTAACAAGGTCTGAATAATAACGAGGGTCTTGAACTATTGCTCTTCCGCCATTTATACTTTCCATTACCCTAAACTCCATTCTCATGGTAGTGGTTTCTACTCCACCATCTATTATTAAACACTCTAAGTACAATGGACCAACTACAGATAATATCTCTCTATCTGTAGTAGCTACTATATTCCCATCTCTTATTTTGCAATTTCTTTGAATTTCAGTTCCTTCTGCATTAAGCCAATATGCAAAAACTGTTTCATCTTTAAGTAAAACTCTGTTTTCTTCAATAAGTTTTTCATTATCATAGAGCTCTATTTCTATTTCATTTCCTTTATCAAATTGCTTAAATATTTTAGTTTCTGTTTTTCCATTTTGAATTATATTTACATTTAATTTATAGTCTCTCATTTCCTCACCACCTAAGCTATTACACTAAATGATATATCCAAATCTATTGTTTCACTTTCTTGCTTGTCCAATGGAACAACTATTGCAGAATTATTTTCTCCAAAAACTTCATCATTGTACCTTCTTATAATAAAATATCCCATAACATAAACATTAAATGTTATAACTCCAGTTTTCCTATCATACGAATAACTTAGTCTTTGTCTTGTAGGCAAAAATTCTCCATTTGAAGCTCTTATCTCTTCTATAGTTGCTTGAATACTTAATTTTTTATTTTTATATTCATCTGGAAGTTGATATGTTGTAGTTGTTGTTTGTTTATTATATATTCCTGTTAAGCATATCCTGTCGCTAGTATTTAAATGATGGTACTCTCTTTTTGTACCTCCTATCATATTGTAAAATCCGTCTTTACCAATCTTGACCAAAGAGCCATCTTCAAACTTATAAGTACTTCCTTCATTAGTATGTAATGCATAATTATTTGAATCTGTACCTCCAAGTCTAAATCCCTCTCCATCAAAATTGTAAGTCTTTCCAGATAGTTTTCCATTTACTGATACATTCCAACCTTCTTCATTTAAAACTACCATTGCATAAACATCATCTTTAGAAACTTTCATAGTAATACTATCTGCCATTTGTTTTATTTCAGATGCAAACCTACCACCAAGCTTCTTTTGATTCCCTATATGTTGTGTTTCTTTCTGTTGCTCATTAAGTCCACTACAAGAGCTTTCATAAGTTAAGCCACCATTAAAAGTTATTTTATTACTTGTTACTAAAGTTTTATGAGTATTTTTACCATCACTTATAGTTATTACGTCTCCACAGTCAGCTCCTATGTTTCCTCTCCATTTGCAATTGAAAGGAACAACATTAAGATTAAGTTGTACAGCTTCTACAGGAAAATAGGTTTCTGTAATAATCAAATTATCTACAAAAAATCCTTCCTTAACCTCTAAATTTATATAATTATCCTGGTTAATTTCTATATCAGTTTCTGTTGGTGTTACTATTGTAAGCTTGCCATTCCTATTTATTTTTGCCCATCCACCAGCTATTATTGCTATATCATGTAGCACTTCTCTGCAAGTTGAATAGTCCAATTTCTTTTCTATTTTGTAATCTTTCAATTTAGATATTATTGTGCTAGAAAGAGTTTCTAGTTGCACTTTTGCAATATTGCATATTTCCTCAAGCATAGTAAAAGCAGTAGTTGGGAAAGTTAATTTTGTTTCATAATCCTTTTCAAAATTAACCATCTTATCTACTGCTTCTATATTTATTGCTCTTCCCTTTTTAGGACTATTTTCTACAATATACTTTCCTGTTGGTACATATTCTATAGTTCCACTAGGAAGCAATATCCCTATTTCTAAACTTATTTCTTTAGTAAGAAAGTTTATACTATTATACAATCCATGTACATTGTTTATCTCTATATTCAAGCTTGAAGCTACTGCTCCACCAAGTTCAAAATCTTCATCAGATATTATTCCTTCTGATACATCAAAAGATTTTATATCATCTTCTATAGTTAAATTGTCAAGCTTCATTTTGAATCTTAAATCTCTTAAAGGCTTATTTAATGATTCTTTACATTCATTACTTATATGATACAAATATATCACCTCTCTACAAGATTAAATTTAACATCTTTCCATGTTGGTATTCCATCAATTACCACAGCAACAAATGTTTCCCTATCACCTACGTACATAGTTTTTGTTATCATGTGTCCTTCTTGTGGATCTAAAAATTCAACTTCAAAAAATACATCTTTAACCAATTTCAAAGCCTTAGACATATCTTCTATTGAAATAAAATCCCATTTTAATTGTATTTTTCTTTTAGTTGTAACCCTATCTATGCACATATCTCCTTTAGCATTTCTATTACTATCCTCAGAAGATATATCCATTATTGATACTCCATAAGTTGTAGGAGAAGGCATTACAACTCCATTTATCTTTACTAAACTCATTTCACACCTTCTTTCTGCATTAAAAAAGCACCTAGTTTCCTAAGTGCTCTAAATTTATAGCTTCCATTTATAACCACAGTTAAGGCATTTAACTTCACCCTTCTTTTGCTTATTGCTAGTCAAACCTCCCATAGCTGCTCCAACAGCTGTTCCTATTGGGTTAACCAGAGAACCAACAGCTCCACCTACTATAGTTCTGCCAAGACTAAATCTTTTTCTTTTCTCAATATAATGAATGCTTGTACTATGGCATTTAGGGCAAAATGGGATTTTATTGACCTTAAGTTCTTCTAATCTTTCCTCTTCTTTTTTTCTTTCTAATTGCTGTTCATTTGTTACTTTTCTTAATTCTTTTTTTAATCTTTCAGAAAATTTTTCATCTTTTATTTGTTCTTCATCTTCAATTTTAGCTAATTTTCTTAATGCCATACAAACACTTTTTAGTTGTAATTGGCTTTTGCTATTAAATATATATTTATCCAAAATCTCTTCTGTTTCAATCACTTCTAGTATTAAGTTGCCTCCTTCTATACTAACATTTTTTATATTTTCAAATTTTATATAAAATTTGTCTTCTAAAATAGCATTTCCAAACAACCCATTTTCCATAACATATAAATTTACTAAAGAATCTTCCCTAACTTCTATTGGAGCACTTTCAACATTTACTGAAACACACGCTATTGATTTGAATTTACCTCCTGCTTCCTTCATAAGCTTTTTATATTGTTCTTTATCAATTACCATAAAATACCCCCTATTAATGTTTATATTTTCAGTATACATTAATCGAGTTATTTTTCAATATTAAAATGTTGTTATGAGATTCTTGCCTGCTTCTCTATTAACTTTATTTATTCCTTTTATAGCAACTTCTCCAATTTGCCTTTCCCCAACTTTTATTTCTATTTTTTGCCCAGATGAAGCACCATTTGCTATCATTTCAAGCAAAGCAATAATTCTATCAATAGAACTATTACTAACACCATTCTTTGCTGCATTATTTGCCATTTCTTGAAGCTTATCCTCTGGTGCAACGATTTCGCCTTGATATTTATTGTCACCAATCATTGCAAGTTGTGGGGTGTTAGCTTTTACAAAACCTCCCTCTGCCAACATTGGTATTTGAGGTATTTTGGGACTAAATGATTTACCTTGTATGCCATCAGGGAGTATATCCCAATCCGGTACATCTATGCTTATTTTATTTATCCCATTAATAAGTTTATTTATTACACCAATAACAGAATTTATCATTCCTTTAAAAAAGCCTTTTATACTATCACAAACTGATTTTATTTTATCTTTTATTTTATCAAATACATTTTTTATATTCTCCCATAATTCTGAAGCCTTCTCTTTTACAGTATCCCAATTTTTATACAATAATACACCTACTGCAATAGCTGCTCCTATAGCTAATATTATTACTCCTAAACTAACATTAAGTCCTAATATGGTTGTACTAAATGCCCTTGTAATTACCGAAGCTATAGCACACACTCCATTCCAAGCTGTTACCAGCGTTGTTCCTATACCTTGAGCAATATTAAATAGTCCTTGTGCAATAGTAGTGTTTCCTAAACTTGCTGCTATATTTACTAAAGCCCCACATAAACCACCAGAAATACTAATAAATTCTGCTATTTTTCCAACTGCCCATGCTCCAAAGAAAGCTAAAATTGCTACTGTAATTCCTTCTACAATAGATTTGTTATTACTCATCCATTCACCTATCTCCTTAAGAGCACCTGCTAAGCCTTCTAATGCACTAATTATTATTCCTCCAGTCCAACTTGCAATTGGTATTAAAAAGCTTTCTAATAGCCATTTGCCTAATTCCATAAATACTTCTAATAAAGGATTCAGAACATCTATAGCACCAGAAAGTAAATCTAAAAAAGCTGGTACTGCATTGTTAAGTGTCCAAGTTCCAAGAGGTACAAGAACATTTTCCCAAAACCAAAGCAAACCTTCACCAATATTAATTGCAAAAGGTGCAAGAGATACCCACAAAGCATGAAGTGAATCATTTATTTTTTGCCAGTTTACTTTTGCTAATCCATTTGTTATTGCATCTATAAACCTTGGAAGTCCTTTTCCTATAGTCCATACTGCAACTGGTTTTAGAAAGGAATTATAAAAATCTTTTAAGCCATCAAAGGCAAAATCACTTAGTCTTTTTAATTCACTACTTAGTCCTTGTAATGCTGTTTTGGTAGGACTTAATAATTCATTTATTTTTTTTACCTTATTAATCAATCCATCAAAAACTGTACTTGTTTCTTTAGTCTCATCAGCTATGCCTGACATATCAACTGAACCATCACCAGAATTTGTGTTATCACTATTAGCTGAACTATCATCTTTACTTAGAAGATTTATTTCATCAAAGCCCATTAATCTATTTACAGCTTTTTCTGCTTCTTTAGCACTTTCTGTTATTCCATCTATATTGTTACTTGAACCTTCTGCTGTTTCAGATACATCCTTTAAAGTATCTACTATATTTGTTTGTATTCCAAATGAATTTAAAAGAGCAGTAATTCCATCAATAAATTTTTCTACAACTTTAATTGCATTATTTATTACTGGAATAAATGCTCCTGCAATAACTTTTAAAATATTTCCTATTTTAACTTTCAAATTAGTAAATGAAGCACTTAGCTTTGCTACCTTACCACTATAGGTATTTGCATATTTTTCAGCATCACCCATTTGGAATTTAGTTTCTTCTAAAATACCATTAACTTCTGCTTGTATCTTTTGCTCCTTAGTTAAGCTTGTATAAGATACACCAATGCTTTTTGCATAGTCTTCCCACATTTTAGCAACATTCTTAGTTACACCAGCATTATCAACAACTATACTATTTTCATTTTTTAAACCTTCTGTAGCAGTACTAATTGCATCACCAAGACTATATTGAGATTGCCTAGCATATGTAGCAGAATTTTTTAAGGCATTCATGACTTTTTGTATTTGCTCTTCATTATATCCTCTAAGAGAAAGATTTTTATAAGCTATAACTGCATTTTTAAGTGGTACTAAACCATCACTTATATATTCCTGAATAAACTTCTTAGCATTATTAAAAGACTTTCCTTGACCATTAATGATAGAATTAAGTCCCACCCACGCATTTTCAACTTCTGTTGCTGTGCTAATACAAGTTTTGCCAAAGTTAATAACAACCCTTACAGCAAAAGCTGAGGCAATAGCTGCCCCAACATTTTTAGCCATAGCTTGTATGCCTTTCAATTGCCTATTAAATCCACTTTGATTAACTCTAAGGTCTAAATCTATTTCTCCAACACTTGCACCCATTCCCTCACCTCCTACTCAGCTAATTGTATGAAAGCAGTTTTTAATTGGTCTAAAACAGAAGTTATATCTGACTTAGAAACCTTTTTAACATTTCTACTTTTCCACTCATTTCTTATTCTGTGTTGTTCTTTTGAAAAATTTTTAAGGATATTTTTATCATTTTCAGCTCTTATTTGAACTATTCTACCAAGAGGAGTTTCTGGCCCTAATCCACTTATAAGAGCCTTGAATTCATCCCATTTCATTTCAAGAAAATCTTTAGAATAAATTCTTATCCCGTACTGTGTTTGAAAGCTTGAAACAATCAAATCCCAATCCTCGAATAAATCATAGTACGGGTCACTACTCTCCCTTAACTTCTGGTCCTGTTATAAGATTTATTGCTTCTTCTATTATTACCTGAAGGCCTTCAAAATTTAATTTTCTTCCTTGCTCATCTTGTATCTCTTCTAATTTTTCTCTACTCTTTTTAGGAAATATTAACTCATACGCCTTAATAACTTCATCTGGAGTTATATTTTTCCCAGCTCCTACTGTCTGCATGATCTTTAACATTGTAGGGGCATCACTATTAATTTCTATTTCAGTATTTTTTATTTTTAACTTTGGATTTTCTTCAAAATTTAATTTGTCTGTTATATCTACTACTCTTGACATGTCTATCATTTCCTTTCATAAAAAATAAGAGCAAGGATTATTCCTCACTCTCTGTTTTGGTTATATTTATTTTGCTAGTCTCACTAGCTTTAACTGGGTAATGTTACTGTTGGTTTTCCATTGCTCATAACATCAAATTCAAGAGGTGCAACCCCTGTACTATCTCCTGCTCCTAAAGCAGTAACATTTATTACAGCATCTTTAAATAATACCTTTGTACCATCTGGAAAAGTCCATTGGAAATTACCTTCTGCTTCTCTTCCATTTAAAAATGCTTTTCCTGCAATATAGTCATTTCCTTTGTCTCCAACATTTCTCTTACCACTAACACTAATAGTTACAGATTTTGCAGTCATTAATCTTCTTGTCCAGCCTTCTGTCTCAAAAGGTGTCCACTCTTCAACTCCATTATCAAAGCTTACACTAAAACTTTCCATGTCAGCTATGTTATTAGTTGGAGTTTCTTCTGCTCCAGCTTGGAATTGATTTTTATAACATGGATATACTCCTGTTTGTGCTGCCATTAGTCATCCTTCCTTTCATAATAAAAATTAAGCTCAATAACTCTTTCATAGATGTTTTTATCATCTGTTCCAACATCTATAGGCTCATTATTAAGCAATTGTAAGTATTTTATGTGATGGCCATTAATAACCACACTTTTTTGATTTAATATTTCTTTATATAATTTACAAGAGAATTCTTCTGTTTCTCTTGCATTTGCGTTCCAATGTATAAGAATTGAAATAGGTTTAATTTCATAAGAAGTATTTTCAAGTCCACCTAAGCAAATTCTAGGAGGCATTGAATTTTTGAGTTGATAAATACCAATAGATTTATCTTTTTTATTATCAAGCTTACCTATATAATAGTTATCAGCCTTATTATCAAGAGTTTTTAGCCAATCTCTTATATCTGCTAATCCTAACATTATAAACCTCCTAAGCTTCTAAAAAATCTTTTATAGGCGTTTCTACAAAAATTTTCACTTACTCCACCTTTTAACCAAGGCTCATACCATTTACCACCAGCAAAAGCATTTTCATAAGTTTGAAAGTTGTATTCTGGATGAAAATACAATCTTCTAGCATATGGTGTTGATGTTACTATAGAAACTTTTCCTTTAGAACTATTGCTATAATCAACCCATGTGCTTTCATTTTGCATGAATCCAGTATCAAATGGCATAACTTGAGATTGCACAACTTCTGTATGAAGAGCTTCTGCTGTCATTTCTAAAGCTTGAATTTGTGCTCTTAAAAGCCTATTAATTCTCATACTATTAATTTTAATTCTGCTATTTGCATTAACCATTTATACCAACTCCAATTTGGTGTAGTTTACAGTATTGTCTGGATTTCTAGCCTTTGTACCTCTAAAAATTCTTCTTTTAATACCATTAACAATTACTGTTCCATTTGATATAGAGGGTAGCTGAGGAGCAATATCCCCATTAAATAGGGCAGTTCCCTCTATTTCAATCAATTGTTGTTGTTCTGTAAGAACCTTTTTAGCCTTATCTTGATAATTGCACATAGTGTCAATTTCTAAAGCTTTCAAAGGCTCTCCATCTTCTGATATACCTTCTTGATTTATAACTATGTGTATAGGAGTTTTGCAGAATTTTGGATTAACTAAGCTTGGATATCTCATACTAACACCTCCTAAAGGCTAATGTACATAAACCAGTTTGACTTAGGGTCTCATAAAGTTCTGTTGGAATAGCAACACCTTTAAACACTTTAACATTCCAACTATCACCAAAAGCCATAGATACACCATTTATGCTGTAACTTGATAGAACGCTTGTTATAACATCTTCATTTTCATACTCAAAGTTTGCTAATTCACAAGTAACTTCTTTAATTATTTCTTTTTGAAATTCTGTAAGATTATCAAATCCAATTCCTTGTATTCTATTGAACGTAAGTGTATCTATGTGTCTACTAGCTTTTTTAAGGCTTTTTTCTATACTGTCATCTGGAATATCATTATAGTTTTTCTTATATTCTTCTACTGTTACATAAGAAGTGTACATTGTCATCACCTACTTTTTAGCCCTTGATGTAGTTTTTTCACCTTCATTTTCAACTGGAGGTTCACTTTTCAAGAATTCAAGTTCTTTTTTTAGCTCTAAATTCTCTTTTTCTAATTCAACATATTTTTCATATGAAACAGTTTTACCTGCTCCATATGAAATTATCTCTCCATTATCACTAATGATGTCATACCCTTGGGCTATATAAGCTCTTTTTTCAGTATCAGAAATTGTGTATTCTTTATTTCCTTTTACTGCTTTCATATTAATCCCTCCTAGCTTTCAGCTTCAGCATTAATTGCAATACCACAAGCCTTATTTTCTATTAAGAATGTATCTGTATAATATCTATTTTGATATACGTACTTATCTGCTGTTCTTGAATCAGTACCAGGAGTGAATAGCTTCATGTAAGCATACTTATCTCTTGATACTACACAAGAAGGATGTATCAATATCATATTGATTTGTTTTGCACTTGAAGCAGGTACACATCCATCAGTAAAATCATACTTAGTTTTGAATCTTGCACTAGGTACTTTGATGATTTTTACATCATCTAGTGAGTAAACTCTTCTATCTATGTTTCCATTGTTAGAATTAACATTTATGGACCTTTGAATTTGACTTGCATTTTTAAGTAGTTTATTCATAGCTGGAGTAACATATAATATTCTTCCTTCCAATGGAACTGCATTATCGTCCATCTTTTCCATTTGAGTGTCAAACCAATCTAATATAGTTGTAGCAGTTAAAACAGTATTATCTATTACTGCACCTTTTGAAGCATATGTTTTAGCTTCAGCGTAAAGCTTTGAAAATCTGTAGCTGTCCTTTTCAGGTATTGCTTGTTCTTCCTCAAATACATTTTGAATATTTGCAACCTCTAGCACTAAGTTTGTTTCATCAATATCCATTGGGTCTAAAGCAAATTCAATATCTCTATCATGCATTAATTTCTTTGGTTCCCAATCGTTTGAAATTGTACCAGCATTAAACCCCATTGAAGTTCTGCTATGGTCTTTATATCCACTTAGGGTTAATCTAGGTAGTTTTATAGTTTGAGCATTAATAAATTTAACCCCTGGATTAGAATTAGTTAGGTCATATGAAACTAATTCTCTTGAATACTTTTGTTGTAATTCTCTTTCAAATTGTTCTGCATAGCTATATACTGCCATGTTCATCATCTCCTATCTTATTTATTTCCAAATATCTTAGATAATTGTTCATTGGTTGCATTTGTTTGTGTTCCTCCACCTGAAGCACCAACTTGTGTAAATCCATTTTGTTGTTGGGCTGAAGGCTTAAGATTTGGAATATCAGTTAAAACCTTATTTAAAGCTTCACTTATTAGCTTTTCATCAATTTCTCCTTTATCATTTGTAACTTTGCTAAGGTCTGCTAATTTAATTACATAAGGTGTCACATTAGCTTCTAAACCTAGCTTTAAGGCTTGTTGATTAGCAATATTATTTACTTTGTCTTGTAAAATTTGAGCCTTTAATTGTTCATTCTCTTTTTGCAAATTACTTAAATTATCTGCTTCTTGTTGAGCTTTTGCTTGCTTATTTGTCTTAAAATCCTTAATAGCTTGAGTTATATCCTCTTGTGACATTCCTTGTTGTTCAAAATAGGATTTTAAAATAGCATTTTCCTTGCTTTGAGTACCTTTGTTAATGATTTCAGCTAACTTATCGTAGTCAATTGGTGCTTGAGTTTGTTGTCCTTCTCCAGTTCCTGCTCCAGCATTACCATCACCTGTATTAGCTTCCATCAACTTAGACATACCTAATCTTTTTCTTAAATTACAGTTATTTATAAACAT